GAATTGGTTTTAATCACACCTCAATATCTAACATCGATTATGGTGTTGATGTTAATGGAGAAATTGCATTTAGAGAATTAAGCGCAGACCCAGCAAACCCCGACGAGGGTTGTGCAGTTATGTGGTTGTCGGACGGAACGGGGAGTGGAGATGATGGAGATATTATGATAAAAATTAAAGCTGGGGGGAGCACAAAAACAGCTACATTAGTTGATTTTTCAGCAGTATGACAATAAGAAAGTTAGATGATGAGTGGTTGGAAGAGACAAGAGAAGTTAAGCAGAAATATAATAAGACAAATCTTGAAGCACGAAAAGTAGAATTGCAGACAGAATTAACCACAATAAATTCTTTATTAGGAGAGTTTGAAGATGAGGAGTAAGGAAGATCCGCCTATTTGTTGTGATTATTATAGTTGCGGGGAAAGGGGGGAGTTTCCCCGCTGCTATTTAGATATTTATAAATTCTGTCCGAAGTATGAACCAAAACCTTGTAAAAAAGAAAGAGAAAAAAGAAAAAATAATAAGAGAGCTTAAATCGGCTCAATTTCTATACATTGCTTTGTTTGTCCCATAGATTTGTAATTAACTACGTGACATACAAACTTTTTCGAGACCCAAGCATTTGTCTCCGAACCCCAAGCATTGACTAATTTCTTACCTTCAGCCATTCTCGGAGAGTGGATTAATTTTTTGCCATTCACTTCTACATCAAGGTTTAATTGCTTATATGTTTCGCCTTTCAGGTTCTTTTTTTCTTCATATGTCCCTTCAGTCAAAATCACGCCTTTATCGCCTTCTTTGCAGTTGTCTGGGTTCGTATAGTTTCCTGTAAAATCCGCTAAAACCATTATTTGCCTCCCTTCAATTTAATTTTGCCTTGAAGTTCAGGTACAAACCTGAATTCAAATGACTTTAAACACTTTTGTTTTATTTTCTCCCAAACTTTTCTCTCATCTTGAGCTGCTTTTTTAGTTGATAAAACGCCGTCTAAAAAGCCCAGCTTATACATTCTTAAAAAGTCCGTTGCTGCGTCTATTGCTTTTTGTTTTTTTCCCATATTATTATTTGGGGCGGGCGTAGTAAAGAGCGCCTTAACTCTGTCGAGATAACCCGCCCCGCTTCTCTCTGGAAGAAGAAAAGCACAAATGAAAAGTCCCGACTATGAATAAATGATTAAGCTTAATAAATATGCTGTGTCAAGTATGAATAAGACACACCCATAAATATAAAGCAACTTCATAACCCAAGATAGGTCTTTAAACTTTATTTTATTTTTCATTCTAAGTCAAATCGCTCCATTAATACGTCGTTTATTTTTGCCAATCTGTCAAGCCATTCTTTATCGTTGTCTGATTTGGGAAAGACCTTAATCTCCCAGCCATAACCTTTAGAATTGCGAGTAAGTTTAAGCACTTCTTTCTGTTCGACTATTGTGTTTTTCTGTTCAATTTCCATTTTGTTTCTCCTTTAAATCTTCTTCTGTGATGTTGAAAAAATGTTTCCACCCCCCCAAATTACAAATGGAAGCAAATCCGCTTTCTTCGCTTCCGTGAGCTTTAACCCACTTAATAGCTTCGGCTTTTAAATCTTTAATTCTGATCCAATTTTCATAATAAGCGTTTTTTCCTGCTTCTCCGTCCCAATCGACATTATAAAAATCCTTTAATGTTTTAAGCTGTTTCATTTTTGTGTCTCCCTTAACTCAAACTTATGCTCACACGAAGGACACTCTATTACAATTCTTCCTTTGACAGATTTATCTCTAAAATACAAATGTGCATCACACAAATCAAGATCGCACTTCGGACACTTTGACATCATTTTTGTTTCTCCTCTCTCCAACATTCAAGCAAAAAATCTTCTTGCTTTGGTGTGAGCTCATCGATTGATTTATTTGCGAAGCTAAAAAATGCTTTTGTTAATTCTTTTTTAGTTTTCATATTCAGCCATCTCCTTTCCGCAATTATCTTCGTAGTCATACTTGGCATATAAATCCGCAGCCAACTCTTGCTCTTCGTTTATTTCTATATCGTTTTCCATAGGATACATACACACACACCCTTTATATATGTTTCGGTTTGTTTTTGTCCCTGTGTAGTAATGTTCCGCTCAAGGATATCTAAGCGTCACCATAAATTAATTAAAGCATAAATGCTTTATCAAACTATAGTTTGATAAGATTTTTAGTGCTTAATTAAAATTTTATAGCTCCGCAAGATAGTTGAGCGGAACGAGTTTGTTTTTGTCACGTCTCCCAGTGACATTCCCTCGCTGTGCACTAAGGTCCTGATTTTGTGCACTTAGGTTCGTTGGGTTGTGCGAACTTTTTCCATATGAAGCGGGGCATTGAACCTTTATTTCCTGTGGAACTCATTATTCGGTTAACCGAATAACTCAAGCTGCTCTGGGGGGGGTATTCCAGGGTATTCCAGGGTATTCCAGGGGGTATTTCCCCCCGCTCAATATATATATTGTGTGTGTATTGTAGTGGGTAACAGGTTGTTATTGTTACTGAGTAGTGATGACAAGCCACTATTAATCGAGGTCATACCCACTACAAGACCCTGCCCCCCCTGTGTTACCCACTACAGCGCTTTTTCAATATTTGCGACCCTTAGTTTTTTTGCTTAATTAGCGAGGGCTACCCCAAAGACAAATTTTTAGAATAAGACAAATTTTTAAAAATTTATTACTTTAAAATGCTCAATCAAGTTTATAAAATCCAGGCCATTAATTATTGAATGAAGGTTAAATTTAAAATTTGAGTAAAACGCAGATAAGCGATGATTATGAAAATTCTGCGTGTGTTTTATTAACATAACCTAAATGCCCTACTACAGCTTAACCAAGCACAAATGCTCGGGAAAAGGCAGCTCAAATAGACCAAGGTCAGTCGTGGGTGTACTGCCTTTATGGGTTTTTCTGACTTTTGTCTTTTTATTCTATTTTCTATAATACAAACATTTATATAGATAAACACACACATTAATATATGACAAACGAGGACAAACGAAAACACAGAATTAATCTTGTTTATCAATCTATTCTCGCTTGCGACAAAAAAGGGGTCACAGCCGATAAGAAGAAGCTGATTGCTTATTTTATGGTTGATTATGGCTTATCTCGTCGGAAAATGCTTGAATACATTAAAGCATTAGTTGATAGCGAGAGAGTGTTGGAAAAAGAAGGAGAGTTGCAAGTTGTTAAGAATGGGACGAAGGACAAATTATGAAAGAGGGGCAGATAAGGAGAGACGCATTGTTAATCGATTTAAAAAAAGAGATTGGGTTGCGTTAAGAAGTGCTGGATCGCACTCTCCCATAGATGTTATTGCAATTGACCCGAAAGAAAAGGAAATTAAATTAATCCAATCAAAACTCGGATATCTTGCTCCTTCTCAAGTTACGAAGATATTAAAAGACGGAGAAAAGTTAAATGGAAATTATAAAGTTGTTTTTGAATTATGGGATTAAAGCTTGATGATTGGCAGAAAGAAGTTTTAAACGCAAAAGGACATATTTGTTTATGTTCAGGTCGGCAAACAGGGAAAAGCACAATAATCGCACGTCGAGACGCAGAATTTGCAGTTAAAAACGCAAATAAGTCAATTTTAATCATTTCTTCGACAGAGAGACAATCTGAAGAGCTGTTTATTAAGGTTTTAAACTATTTAGAAGAGAAATATCGCCATTTGATTAAAAGGGGCAAGGAAAGACCAACAAAACACATTATTCGACTACATAATGGTTCAATAATTCGCTGTCTCCCGACAGGATTGGCTGGGATTGGGATAAGGGGCTTTACAATAGATAGATTAACAGCAGACGAAGCTGCATTTATTCCTGAAGAAGTATGGCAAGCTGTAACACCAATGCTATTAACAACTGGCGGAGATATTGTGCTTTTATCGACGCCAAAAGGCAAACAAGGTTATTTTTATGAATGCTACAATTCCCCTGACTTCTCCACATTTCACGTCAATTCTGAAGAAGTCATAAAAAACAGGCCCATATGTGCAAGTTGGAAAGAAAAGCAACGAGAAGGCGCTTTGGCACATTTGGAAAGGGAAAAGAAAAAGATGTCTTCTCTTCAGTATGCGCAAGAATATCTTGGCGAATTTATAGACGAATTACAAAGATTATTCTCTGATAAACTTATAAAAAAAGCTTGCACTCTCTCAAGAAGAAATCTCTTAATACCTTCGACATACTTTCTCGGAGTTGATGTTGCTCGACTTGGCGGAGATCAATCGACATTTGAGATCGTTGACACTCGCAGCGATAACCTTTTGCACGTCGAGAGCATAATCACAGAAAAGACAAGATTGACAGACACGGCAAAAGAGGTTATTCGATTAGAGAAGAAGTATAAATTTAGACAGATTGGGATTGATGACAGGGGGGTAGGAGCTGGGGTTTTAGATATGTTGTTGAGCGAAGATGAGACAAAAAGAAAGGTCGTTGGTCTTGACAACGCAAAAAGAGCATTAAACAGAGACGAGACAAAAGTCAAATCATTACTAAAAGAAGATATGTATATGAATTTTCTTGCATTATTAGAGCAAGGAAAGCTCCACTTACTTGACGACGACGAGGTTCGATTGTCTCTTGCCAGTGTTCAATATGAGTATCAAACAGGCGAGAAGAAAACAACACAATTCAGGATATTCGGAGAATATACACACGTCGTTGAGGGCTTAATTCGAGCTGTTTGGCTGGCAAAGCACAAACCTTTAAATATTTGGGTGCGTTAAGAATTTTATGGAAAAGATAGCGCCAACATCAAAAAAAGATGAGTATGTGCTTGAGGACAAATATTATTTATTGATTGACGCAATAAGAAAACTCACAGATGCAATTGACAAATTAAGAAGGGGGCTGATATGAGCTTTACACTTGCAAGCAGCAACGCTATTGTAAGGAAAGCTGGAGAAAATGCAAACAGCGACATCACTGGCTCTCTCGCTTTGTTGATAAATTATTGTGACCAAGCAGAAAGCGAATTTTGCGCAAAGACCCGCTATGATTGGGTGACAAATTATGCTTCAGTTGGGACAAACTTTAAACCAGTTATTGAGAAAGCAGTTGCTTCTTTGGCAGCAATGGAAATCATAAAAGATGATATGAGCGGCTTCACTTCTCGATTTGAAGCTCAAACAATGCTTGACGTTATGAGAGACGTCGTCACAACAATAATCACAGATATAAAGGAGAAGCACGTCCAAGACGTAATGATATAATGCCAGTCCCTATTGTTTATCGTAAATCTACTGAAGCTGCATTGGCAAGCTACAACTTTACAGATATCGCTGAAGGGACAGGGGTTGTCACTTATTACGGCGCAACAACAAACGACAGCGTCGGGGAAGAATATGTTTTATTAAGCCAGACGCTTTATTCTTATTCATTAAGCACAGCGACGACAATTACAAATGGGACAGGTAGTTATACAAAGTTCGGAGATTATGATTTTGACTTATCTACCTTCTCACTACCTAAAACAATTAAAGGCACTTGCTTAATTTCATTTGGTTGGGGATTGGGTGCAGGCGGTAACCCAGACGCTTATATAATTTGGAAAGTCCGAAAATACGACGGCACAACAGAGACCGATTTAGGTTCTGTTCAGACAGAAGGGATTAAAGCAAATGCGACAAACGCCGAAGAATTATTGTCTTTCACATTAACAGAGACCAACTTTGCAAAAGGAGATATATTAAGAGTTACTTGCGAAGTTTGGGGCAAGAATACAGGCGGCGTAGATTATGTTGCAACTTTCGCTCACTCCCCAAAAGCTCAAAGCGTTAATACAGGCGGGGGAAATTTAACAAACTCCGTATTAACAATATTAATCCCATATAAACTTGACTTATAATGGCAGAATTAGATATAAGCAGTGCGACTTACTCGGATATGAGCAACGTTGTGGCAGACGTTACTATTGACAGCGAAAGCACTGACGGAGCAACAGGGAAAGAGACCGAATATATTTGCACTCGTTGGGGAGAGTGGCTTGGAATTTATAAGAATATTCCCGAGGTTAAGATTGCCTTTGATATGCGAGCAATTTGGACAATCGGCAACGGCTACGAAGCAGACAATACAACAATGCCGATTTTAGACAAAATTCAAGGATTTGGCACAGACACCTTTAATTCAATTCTGAAGAATATGGTTGTTGTTAAGAGAATATGCGGAGACGCTTTTGCTGAAATTGTGAGAAATGATAAAGGGACATTGATTAATATTAAACCTTTAGACCCTTCGACAATTAAGGTTATTGTCAATAACAAGGGGATTATTGACAGATATGAGCAAACAGCAAAAACAAATAGAAAGAAGTTGATTAACACATTCCAGCCGAATGAGATCTTTCATTTAACAAATAAAAGGATTGCTGACGAAATTCACGGCGTCTCGGATATTGAAGCTTTGGAAAAGATTATTAATGCAAGCAATGAGAGCTTTGACGATATTAGAAAAGTAATGCACAGATACGTTAAACCTATGATGAAGTTTATTCTTGACACAGACGACACAGCCAAAATTGACGCTTTAGTGAGCAAGTTCGATAATGCTGTCAATAAGGGAGAAAACCTTTATATTCCAAAAGGCACGGTTGAGCAAGAATTAATTGCAGTCCCTTCAAATTCTACATTAAACCCTTTGCCGTGGAGAGACCATTTGAGAAATTATTTCTTTCAGGTTGTTGGAATTCCACAGATTATTCTCGGGAGTTCAGGCGAATTCACAGAAAGCACAGCCAAAATTGCTTATTTGGCTTTTGAGCAGAGCGTTGATGATGAGCAAAACGACATTGAAGCGCAGTTTTGGGCGCAAGTTGGATTAAGAATTAAATTGACTTTCCCAGCAAGTTTGAGAAATGAATTGATAAGCGACGTTAAGAAAGACAGCACAAACGGAGCTGCGCAGCCAGCAGACACAACTGCGGGAGTTGGTAGATAATGGCAAAGATGAAAAAGGGCAAAGTGACACCCCCCAAGAAAAAGAAAAAGCTGCCAACGACAACAATGCTCGACCCAGATACAGGTCAATTTATTTCAGGAATTCCTGAAGCTTTTGACCCTCGTTTCCCAGCAAGGGGCGAGCCAGACGCAAGAGAGCTGCCAATGTCCCAACTCCCGCCGCCAACTTCTCCAATTAAAGCAGCCACAGCAGCAGCGGGCGGTGGATTAATGGGCGAAGCTGTTAAGATTGGCGGTCGAACGTTCTTTGTCCCAAAAAGAGAAGCGAGAGCATTGCAATCTATGGGCAAATTAGACGAGCCATTATTAAGTGCTGAAGAAAAGAGAATAAGAGAAAGAGCAAGTTTAGCGACACCCGAAGCTTTTGAAGCAATACTCGGCGAGCCAACACCTGAAGCCCCATTGGGATTTGAAGCACAAACCATTGAAGCAGGAGAAGGCGGAGAATTCCAGCAAGGATTTCTTAAGGGGACACAAGCCCCATTAATTCCAACACCTTTTGGATTTATTGATGATATTTTTTCAGCAGCAATGTTTCCTGAAGAAGAATTGGGACGTCTTGCGGGAAAAGGGGCAGCGTTGGGCGGAGCGGCTGGGATTTATGGATTATTGCAAGCAATCCCCGCAGCAATTAAAATTCCAACTTTGTTTAAATCGGCTCAAGGCGCAAGGGCAGCAACGCAAGCAGCTCAAACAACAAGCACCCTGTCTAAACTAAAAGAAGGCGCGGCGTTTTTGTTCTTTGGGAGCGTTGGATTAAATGTTTTAGGGCTTGAATTATTTAAAGATAAAGCCCCTTTTATTCAGCAATCTTTTAATACTCTTGGCGAAGAAGCTTCGGCAATTGCTTCAGACCCGATTATGACGCCTTCGTCAAAAATAAATCAATTAACCTTTTTAAGACAAAATGTTGAAGAAATGGAGGCGCAATTGCAAAAGATTTCTATTGAAAATACGAGGTTGAGAAATACTAAAGAAATGCTTGATATGCAAACAGATTTATTTGAGAAGAAAATGGAGATTATAAGGTCAATTTCTGAAGCCGAAGCGCAATTATTAAAGAGAGAGTTTCCTGAAGCAGACGAACAATTAATAAACGATTGGGTTTCGCAAGCAAGCGAAGAAGAAATAAAAAAAGCCCAAGAAAAATATAGAGAGCAGTTGCTTTCTATATTGGGAGTATAATGACAACTAAAAAAGCGTCCGTCGATTGGAGAGTGATGATGACAGGAATTGCCGCATTGACGATTATTGAAATCGTTGCATTATGCAACGGAATTAATGGCTCGTTGATGACGATTGTTCTAATGATTATTGCTGCATCAATTGGCGTTTCAATTCCAAAGGAAAAGATTTATAAAGATTGAGCGTGTGTTTTCTTATATGGTTGATAGCACAACGACAGAAAAGGCGGAGACAGAAAGCAACTTATCTGATGCTTCACTCAAAGACCTTCAATCGTCTCCGCCAACACAAGAAGCTCCAACTCAATCTCCAAATTTAATCGAACAAGCAGACACGATCGCGAAAAGGATTGAAGAAGGCAATAAAAAATTTGAAGAATTAATCATACGACAAGAAGAAGCAATTGCAAAGAGTATGCTTGCGGGTCGTTCTCAAGCTGGCGAACAAGTCAAATCTTCCGAGGAGAAAGAGCAAGAAGAATTAAAAAAACAGGTTGATGATACATTAAACAGATTTAGATAAAATGCACTTGTTCTTTTATATTCGAGGTGTCCCACAATTTGAGGCAATGTTTAAATCTTTTATGCAATCGCAGTTTTGGAAATGGGACAGGATTAATCTGGAGACAGGCAAAAAAGAGACGTTGTTGGTTCAGGGAGCATTAAGGAGCTCTGTTCTCGGAGCTTATGAATATATTTTTCCCGAGGAGTGCTTGGCTGAAGTTTTAGCTTTATTTGGTTTAGAAGAAGGACGAACAGGGGCAGAAAAATCTACGGCAAACTACCTAAAGCTGGGGATTTTAAGAAAAATATTTGGCGCTGAAAAGATACCGAAAGAAGCATTTAAACAAGCAAAAAAAATTCCAACATCAATTCTTGTCAAGGGCAGTATGCGGGGATTAAGTGCGGTTATGACTGAATTTGTGACAATACACACAATCGGAATAAGGAAAGACCGCAGAGAAAAGAATAAAAAGCTCGGTTATGAGCAAGAGATGATATGAGTTGTGAGTGCGTTTGGTTATTAGGGATCTTTCTTTTGAGTTTATTTGGAATTTTTATTAAAATCTACCAGCTCATAAAAGAGGGAAAGATTTAAATATGTGTGTCACTACTGAAACAGATGGCAAAAGAAGCAGTTAAAGTTGAATTAACAAATACAACAGGTTTCCCACGTAGATTTACTTGTGCTTCAGGAACAGCAATAACTCTTGGTTCTTTATTAAAATTCGCTACTCCACGAACAGCAGCTTTGTCCGACGGGACAGCAGACCCTATTGCGGGTATTGCTTCAATGGACAAAGAAGGAGATGATTATTCGGCAACAATTTCTGTTTGGACAGACGGAATTTTTGAGATGTATGCGAGCGGGGCGATTACTGCGGGACAGCCCGTTATGAGTGCGGCTGACGCAAACTTTCCTAATCACGTTAAAAAAGCTTTGTCGGCTGTTCAAAGTCCAGCGTCGGGGGCGGCAGTTATAGGTTATGCGCTTGCTAATATATCCGACGAAGCCGCTGGAGCTGTAAGGATAAAATTATAATGGCAGAAGAAAATGAAACCACTGAAGAAGTGCAAGAAGAAGAAAAAGAAGAAGTAAGTGAATAAAATGGCAGAAGTCGCAGCACAACAGAGCTTGAGAAAAGAATTCGTAGATAGCGTTGTCAAGCAGACAGCTATGCAAACTTACAAATTTAAACAAGCAGTTTCTATTGTTTCTACAAGTGCGTGGAAAAATTATTTTTTCAGAGAAGACACGACTATTCTTGCTGGAAAGACGGGCAATGCAACTAAAGGAATTCCAAGGGGCGCAGAGTTTCCACAAGCGAGTGTGAGTTGGACAAAGATACAAACAACAATTGAGAAATATGGTCTTGAGGACAATATTCCATATGAAGATTTAATTTCTGATGACTTGGACGTGAGAGACAGGACATTGATAAGAATTGCTGAAGGCGTTGCAAAGGCGGTTGATGATGAGATTTGGGACGTATTGACAGAGAGCCAATCTCCAAGCGCAATTCAGACAATTGACATCGGCAGAGTAAACGGCTGGGACGGAGCGAGCGCAGCTGTTATTGATGATCTATTGCACGCAAAACAACTTATTGCAGAAAAAAATTACCCAACAGAAAATTTAATGTGCTTTGTAAATCCACACGACTATAGAAAAATTATGAATTACTTGGCTGAAAAAGGAGCGCAATTCCCAAGCATCGGAAATCAAGTTGCAACAAATGGGGTTCAAGGAAAAGTGGCGGGCATAACTTTGGTTGTTTCCAATTCAGTCACAGCGTCTTATGCTTTAGTATGCGTCCCGAAGAGATGTGCAACGTGGAAAGAATTAGTCCCATTAAGGACAACAACAAAGGAAGACCCTTATAAATCAATGACAATAAGAAGCGTAGAAATGGGAGTTACACAATTGACAGACCCCGAAGCTTGCGTTCTTCTCACATATACAGAAAGATATTAAAAGTTTTATTTCTTCATTAATCAATGGGTGGCTGGAGCGGTCAAGGCAAGGACACAATAATTTGGGACGGAGTAATCAAATCCAAGTTTATCGGAGATGTTACAGGAGATTTGGCAGGAACAGCTGCACAAGCTTCTCAATTATTAGATGGTGCTTATTCTATTGATTTAAATTCTGACACGTGGGAAGTTGTAGGAAATATTGATGCTGGTGCAAACACAATAGAAACAACAGGTTTAATTCAGGGCGGAAATGTTGTTGGTGCAGCCACAATAGAAACAACAGGTTTAATTCAAGGCGGAAATGTTGTTGGGGATGATATTAATTCAAATACTTATAAAGATTATTCAGGGGTGAATACTTTATTTGAGTGGGATAATACAAATTCAGAAATAGATTTCTCACAAGATATAAAAATGGGCGACAATGGGATTGGGTTAGGCGACGGCACTCCAACTGTTTCAGGCACACAATTATTACACATTAAAGATAGCTCTTCCGAGCCCGTTAAGTTTGAGAAAACAAATTCAAGTGGAGTATTATTTAAGATGGCTAATTCTGATAATGTTTGGGCTATGGGTTTAAATTCAAGTGAGGAGTTTATTTTCAGAGATGTTACAGGCGGGAGTTTAGACATTATAAGAATTTCACCATCAGCAGCAACAGGTTCTTTTATGATAAGGACATCCAATAGAATTGGTTTTAATCACACCTCAATATCTAACATCGATTATGGTGTTGATGTTAATGGAGAAATTGCATTTAGAGAATTAAGCGCAGACCCAGCAAACCCCGACGAGGGTTGTGCAGTTATGTGGTT